GGCGATTTGTTTTAATAATTCTTCTTTTTCCGCAGCACCTAAAGCTTTCTCAGCTTTAAGTATTGCACCACTATGACTCGCCTTTGAAAATATTTGAACGTACTCTTCAACAGCATTAACCAATCCTTTACCAAGACCTGGTACTCTACCAACTGAGTTTCGTAACAATTCAACTAATTTTGTTCCCCATGTCGGAGCCTTTTCAACCATTTTTGCAATTGGTCCACCAGCCTTTTTAGCGGTAGACGCTATTTTAGCAGCATCTTTAGCAACAACCGCCGCTCTAAACGCTTTGGTTGCGGAACCTCCAACTTTTAAAACACCAATAACAGGTTTGGCGATAGCGTCTCCTAAGAATGGTAATACAGATATCCACGATAACATAGCGAATAATTTATCACCTTGTCTCCAATAACTAATACCATTTACTAAATCAACAATCCCTGTTGGGTCAAAAATACCTACAATATCACCAACAGTATTATACCATTTATCTTCTTTAAGAAGTGGTTTTTTTTCGGGATAAACCACCTTTAACATTTCAACAACAATTCTTTTGTCTTTGTTAGATAATTTATTCCATTTTTCATTAAGAATTTTATGGAATTCTTCTTGGTATATCTCGAATATTCTATCTTTTAATTCAGATTCTGTAACTATCTTAGGCATATGATATTTTTTACTATAAATATCATAAAAATAAAAAAGAGGACTTAAAGTCCTCGATTAATGTAATTCTAATTTAACTTGTTTCTTTTCGTCAACAAAATGTTGGACTCTATCTCGAGCTATTTGACAATAATTGGGTGATAATTCAATACCTAACCATCTTCTATCTAAAATCTCAGCAGCTACACAGGTAGTTCCGCTTCCGTTGAAAGGGTCTAAAACAACATCATTTTTGTATGTTAATATTTTAATGGCTCTTGTTGGTATGTCCGTAGAGAATGTCGCTTTAGTTAAACTTTTAGTGTCCGCAAAATAATTCCATTGTCCAAACACTAAATCAATAAATTCTCTTTTTTGAGCGTCGGTATAAAAAGTTTTATTTCTTAAATTACCGTTTTTATCTTCAACTTCTTGCACATCACCCACCCATTCAGGAACACCTTTAATTTTTTTAATGTGATATTTTTTATAAGCTAAAATTACACACTCTTTAGGGTTATAGATGTACGGTGCTGATGGGCTCATCCAAGAACCCCAAGCGGTTGTTCGGCTCCTGTGTGGAGAATCCTCTTGTAAATCAACAACTCCAAAAAATTTATAACCAATTTTTTTCATTATTTGCCAAACTTCACTTACCATAAAAACACGGCCACCCTTGTCTTGCCTATTAATTTCATAAGGAATGTTTATTGCGATACGACCATCATCTTTTAAAACTCTAAAAGCTTCAGTCATCCATCTTTCGGTAAACTTAAAGTATTCATCAACCAACATGTCATCATCATGAACGTCATATTCAATACCAACTCCGTATGGTGGTGATGTAACAATTAAATCAACACAACCTTCAGGTAGTGTCTTCATAACTTCAATACAATCCCCATTTATAATTTTTCCTGTTTCAATCATTGTATTTTATTTTAATATAAACATTACTCCTGAAATTAGTAACGTACCGATAATAGTAACGAAAAGTATTTTAATAAACAAGTCAAAAGTTTTATAATTTCTTTCAACTTGTTTTTTAGTTCTGCCTTGCCATTCGTCTCTATTCCACTCCATTGTTTTCAAGTTTTTTAATATGGTGTTCTAAGTACCAAAGAGCTTTTTTTAAATCTTCCAATTCTTTTTTAGGGTCTTTCTTACCCGCCCTTGAGATGTATTTGACAGTATTACCCAAACTAAACCCTAATCCCCAAGCATCAATTACTTTTATCGCTTCATAAACATTATTTTCGCCCCCATAATGATTGGGGTGGTTAATCATTTCTCCCATAATAATCAGTCGTTAAATATTGAACCGTTTGTTCTTTGAACGTTATTAAAATTAAATTGAATTTCTTTTGACGAAACATTAGCTTTAGAGTTCATAGTTTCCATGTCAACAACGTAGTCATCATCGTTTTGATATTCATCAAGTAAATCGTCGTTTTTAATAGTTCCGTTATATTTCTTTATGATTTCTTCGATGTTTTTCATGTCTACATTACTATACATGTTATTTAAAGTATTGTGTAATTCTTCAGCCATTTTCATACTTTCTGAAATTACCTGTACAATTTGGTATGGATTTGCGTTAGAAGCTGGTCTTCTATCTTCCAAATATCCTTTCCAACCATCATAAGTTTGTTTTGGTATTCTAATTGAAGCCCCTCTATCACTAACACCGTAAGTAAATTTATCAATAAATTGTGTTTCGTGTTTACCAGTAAGTCTCATGTAATTGTCAGTACCATAAACCTCAATGTGTTTATTTTTTCTACTATCAAAAGCTTTAAATATTGAATTAAAATAGTCTTCACCACCTTCTTCCCTCATTCGTTTGTTTGAGAAATTTGTGTGTAATCCTGAACCATTCCAATCTTGATTACCTAATGGTTTTGGGTGATATTCAATACAGTATCCATATTTTTCAGAAATTTTTTCCATAAAATACCTTGACATCCACAAATCATCACAGGCCTTTAATTTACCTTTACCAAACACCTGATACTCCCATTGACCTAGTGCGACTTCAGCGTTAACACCAGTAATATCAATACCAACATTAATACAAAACATCATGTGTTCCTCAACCAAATCCCTACCAACTACATTACCCCCAACTCCGCAATAATATTTACCTTGAGGTTCTAATCCAAGATTTGGGTGTTTTATTTGGTTATGACCTAAAACAGGTTGATACTTACCTTCTCTAATAAAATATTCCTGCTCAAATCCAAACCAAAAGTTATTATCATCCTCAATTAGTGCCCTGTGATTTGATTCATGTGGTGTTCCATCAGGATTCATCACTTCACAAAATACATAAACTTTTTTATCGTTTTCTCTATATAGTCTAACAGGTTTTAAAATACAATCTGATTTTGACCCCTCAGCTTGTTTGGTTGATGAACCATCAAAATTCCATTCAGGAATTTCTTCTAATGATAGTGGTGGATGACTTAAAATTTTAATTTTACTTCTCAAGTTTGGTTCAGGTGTATAACCATCTAACCAAACATATTCAATTACTTGTTTCATATTTAATTTAATTTATTTTTGTTATGTAATACTTGCAAATTTTAAAACTTTTTTTATACCCATCCCTAATAGAAAAAGAAGGTTTTTTAGTAATATGAAAACCTATTTCTTTTTCACCGAACCTAACATAAAAGTCATAATCGTTAATACCAATTGATAAACGATATTTCAAAAAAGTCACAATATATTGTTTTCCGTGTCCGTCAACAACATACCTATTTGTTTTTAACAACGTAGTACCCTTTTGATATTTGACTTTCTTCGATTTCACCTTCAACTATTAACTGGTCTAAAATTTTTTGTGTTTCTTCTTCAGATACTCTCAAAATATAGTTACTTATGTAAGATATGTGAACAGGTAATCTTAATTTTGAGATTAATAATTTATATTGTTTTTGATTCATGATATTCTTTTAACTTGGTTTTAATTTCACTAATATCTAACCCATCACAATACCACTTATAAACTTTATTAGAAATAGTATCTGTGAATATAAAAGCATCGGCACTAAATAATTTATCCAAAGATTTTTCATTTGAGATATACTCTTCAACCATTTTTTGACTCACATATCTTTTATTAAAACCCATATCTACGCCAATAACTTTTTATTATTTATCTTTCTGACGTTACGTTGCTGATTTATAAAAGAAGATATTTTTCTTTTTGAAATTGGTAATAGAGTTTCTTCTATTGGGAAGATGTCTTTGGACTCAATCTCAAATAAAGGGTACAAACTTTCGTTATCAGTTTCGTAACTTTTAGAAAAATTAGATAAAATATCTGTAATAGTCAAATCTTTTTGAGGTCCGAAATATATTAATTTGGTCGTTGTTTTAGTTTGACCTTTAGTTTTATAAACTCTTTTTATTGTGTACTTCCAAACGTATATATCATCACCTGTTTTGAAGTATAAAAATCCGTTTTTGCTTTTAATATTGTTTTTATTTTTTTTAATAACCACCTCAACAGAATCATACACAACAGACCATATAGACTTTGCAAAACCAAAGTAATCATACAGTTGTGGTTGACTATTACTCAATATCTGATGATAT